ATGCCCGCGATATTCACCACCACGGTCGCCGCAATCCCAGCCCACGCTATCGGATCGCGCCGCTCAGATATCCTCATTTCTCCTTGGCCCTCGCGGTAACCGTCGATGTCCCGTTGCACGTCTGTCACAATGGCTCCTTATCGCAGGATCAGTCCGTCGGCGGCCGGCGTGTTGTTGGTTAGGTTCGACGTGCCAGTCGTCCCCCCCGCTCTGACGATGCTCCCATTGGTAATATGGATGTCAGATACAGATCCCACGATGGTGGCCCCGCGCAAAAGCCCTTCAGCGCCGTTGTCGTACCATGCGCCGCGCCCATCGTTGCTGGTCAACGTCACGCCTACCACGGAACCTCTGGCGCCATCGCGTAGCGCGTACATGTGCCTGTTGGTGGTCGTTGAGCCTGACGAGTCCATCTCGAAGCTCGCTGCAATAATCGGCATGATGCATGCTCGTCCGCCGAACACCGGTGTACCCATCCCCGTGAGTGTCCTAGTGACGGCGCTGCGCTGTACGCTAATGGTCGCTCCGCCGCCAGCGGTAATGGTCACCCATCCCAGGTCAGGTCCATCAGTGATGAGCACTTGGCGAGTCAGCGTCGATCCGGACTGAAGCTCAATCGTCAGGCCAGACCCGCCATAACCCCACAGATGCCGGAATCTTGCCGCCCATAACAAAATTGCCTCAAGGGAGTCGTTGGTTGCGGTCTGAGCCGATGCAGATGTTTGTATCGTTGACGGCGGCGTGAACGATCTACGCCTGTTGGTCATCACGTAATTCTGCGTGCTGCCGAGCTTCACGACGTGATCCATGAATGCCTGGATGGTCGCCGTGTCTCCCGTCATTTGAACCGGATCGATGAACGAGATGTTATTGACACCTTGGGACCGACCGCTGATCTCAAAGTAGTTCGTGCCAGTGCCCGACAAGCTCGCGCCTTCGATATGCACGTTGCCGATGGTGTAATCGTAGGGCGGGCCATCCTCGTCAGAGGTTCTGAACAGGCAGATAAATGCGCCGTCCACTGACGTGAATCCGCCTTGATTCACATCCTCGATCACCGGCCGGATGAACCGGAACGGCCAGCTTCCACTGTGATGCTTGCGGATGTAGATGCCGGTGCTGGCGATGTTGGTCGCTTTGAAATCCTCCATGATCACGCCAGCCCCCGGCGCGTATCCCGCCTGATAAGCCCCGCGCGACTGAAATCCCCACTTGCAATTATTCACGCTGACATTCTTGGCGAATACGTGGAATCCACCGGTCGCTGCCGTGCCGGGCTGAACCAGAAACCCAGCGCCGGCCGTGCACCCGGTGATCTTTGCGCCGTCGATGTATACGTCCCTGATCACATCAGCTGCAACGTTCGGCTCGATGTCAATGCCGGACTGCGGGTCTGTGCCGAGGATGTCCGTGATAACCGCGTCAGTGATCCACAAGCCATTCACGGACGTGATGGAAATGCCCTGGCGGCGGCAGGCCGAAATACGCGGTTTCCAGATGTGGACGTTCGTCGACGGTGTGCCGCCTGCGGATAGCGGGCCGATATAGATACCGTCGCCCCAGCAGTTGCTGATAACTGGACGCTCGACGCGGATGTTGTCCGCCGAGCGAATATCGATGCCCATCCCGTGCTCGCCGGAGACTGCGCTGTTTTCGTCCTTGTTGCCATTAATTACCGGATCAATGATGCGCACGTTCGAGACGGACCAGACATTGAGCACCTGGTACGTGCTGGCGTTGTGGGGCAGCAGGTTGAGGGACGCGCCGGTCTCGAATACCAGTTCAACGTTGCTGGGGATCTCGAGACCGATATTCCCAGTGCCCAGCGAGATCCACCATTCGCCGGCGGTGAGGGTGACCACACCGCGGTCGGTCGCTGTCGCCGCCTCGGCCGCGGCATTTATTGCGCTCTGGATAGCAACGCGAGCATCAGTTCCGCCAGGCGCGCCGCCGAACCGCTGGGGGAAGCCGGGCGGATACGATAGATCCGTCGGCGTCACGTACGCGGCGATCTCGGCGTCGGTCTGCTCGTACTGAATCATCGTCCCTGGCACGAAATCCAATTCACTGAGCAGACCAATCGGAACGTGACGCCACGTGCGCGAGAACGATCCACTCGTCGCGGTAATGCGGTATGAGTTGCCGGCCGCATAGAATCGAACGAAGCCATTCTCGTCCGCAGTGATTGGGTTATTTATCGGCGTCTCGCCATCGCGATCCGCGAACAACGCCGCCAGCGCGCCACTCGATTCGATCAGCACCTCTACGCTAGCGTTACTTACGACATCGCCATGACGATCAACGATCGTTGCCTGCCATACTGCAAGCATTAATTTACCCTCGCTCCGAGGATTTCGCCCTCGACTGTCCAGTTGATGTAACTATCGCCATCGACGGCCGCGCCAGCATTGCCGCCAGTGGCCCCGGTGGTGCTGTTACCAGCGTGCCCGGGCTGCCCGGGCGAACCTCCATCGCCACCAATCGATGTGGCGACCAAAAACAAGCGTCCGCCTGCACCGCCGGATTCGGTTGTCCCGGGCTTTCCATCAAAGGATCCGCCGACTCCAGGCGGATAACCCGCGCCACCGCCGCCGCCAGCAGCAACGTAGCTTGGGGCATCAACGGTGCCCACATTGATCAATCGACCGAGACCGCCACCACCGCCGCCGCCCCAAATTTGACCGTTGTTCTCAACCGTGATCGGGTACCGCGTGTAGAGAGCGGTCCCACCGTTGGTGGCGCTGGAACCACCGCTCAGACTTGCGCCGCGCCCACCAGGACCTTGGATTCGTCCGTTGTTGACGATGGTGATGTCGACAGAATCCGGCCAATCCCCGACCACGAAACCACCTGCTATCACGCCTTCACGGATGATGCAGCGGATGATGTCGTTCTCGGCCGGTGCGGAATAAATCTGGTCGTGCAGTGCCCGAAGATTTACATTCGGCGTGTCGTCATCGATAAAGATGACCTTCGCCGTTTCGAGGTCATCCTGTGGCACGAAGATGGATTCCTGTGCGTCGATAACGTATCGGTCCGCTTGAGGCTCAATGGATATCACCTGAGCAGGCACGGCTATGGTATCGCCGGTGTCATCCTGCAATGACCACGTTCGAACCTGAAGTCCACCACCGAGCGATGGCATCACATCAATGGTTTCGTACAGCGAAAAGCTAAACTTCCTAGGCGCGTCGCGGTATCTGGACAACAGCATCGAATTCAAGCGTGATGCAGCGGGACGGTTATTCGCCGCAATCCAGCGCGAAAATACCTTCTTGATGGCCGGCTGCGCATAGTCCTGATCGGAATTGGCATCGAACGATGCGACGGCGGCCTTGTAGTTCCTGACCTCGTCTATCGGCTCCAGCGGATTGCGGATCCCGTAGTACGTCCACACCTCGGAAATGCGCTTGTTCGGCTGCTCGGTGCTCCGAAACGACGTTGCCATGATCGAATCATCGTCATATATCTTCGCTTCTGCGCTCACCGGGCGCAGCGATCTAAGCATGATCCGTTGAGAAACGGTGTCCCACCAGAACACTAGGCCGACTTGTTCGATCAGTTCATTCAGCAGCTCGACCACCGGAGTAGGTTCGGCAATCTCGGCCGAGTAGAGTCGGCCGATATACTCATCCACTTCGGTCTGCCATTCCGCCAGGTTGATCCACGATGGATCGATGCCTGGCGTGTAATCGAGCAAAAGATTACTAACCAAGCTAGATGGCGACTGCGGCTCGTAGATGAGCACCAGTTGCACGATATCGTCTTCGTCGTGCTCGTCAGCCTCTGTTCCACTCTGAGCTCGCGTGAGCGTCAGAGTGTCCCCAGATCGCGTGAAGGAGCACACCTCCTTGCCGCCGATCGCGACCTTCCCGGATACGGGATATTCGGCATCGCCGATGCCTGCCGGTTTCAGCGTCGCGGTCGTGTCGCTTTCGCTGATACCCGCAGCCAGCACACCATTGGAGATCCGTGGTGCCTGAGCTTTCTTCTTGTCTGCGAGGATCAGAATGTCTTTCGCGACAATCGTCGCTTGCCCGGGCTGAGACGTAAACGAGTCGATGACGTAGTGATACGTCGTCATCTCGGACAAGTCTTGGCCCGCATCGCCAATCAGCATCCGCAGCGGATAGCCCTCCAATGAGGGGTTGCGGGCGCGCATCTTTGCCCAGAACGTGCCGCGCTGGAACGGGTCGTAATCTCGGTCGGCGATGTATTTATCGAGACCAGCGTCCGAATGCGGATGGTCCTCGAACACGACGCGAACAGTCTCGCGTGTGCCGATATCGACGCCGGGATTGATGATGGCGGGCGTGACGTTGACCGATTTAATCGACGGAATGACGACGACGGGCTGACCGTTCCGACGAAACTCCGTATCGCCGGCCGGCATAGCGAACCGAAGTGTTAGCGACGATGGCGTGAAATTCGCGCGGTCTTGGCATGTACGGATAACGTTGAAGCATTTCTTATCCCCCGTCACGCCGATTGCAGCTGTACACGGCGCTACCCCGTAGCTCAGTGAGCAATACGGGATATCTATCTCGATGACTGTGATCGTCATCGGATGCCCTGCATGCTAAAAGATACGCTGACCATGCCGTTGGCCCGTGCGTTCTGCATTTTTATGTCATCGGTGAGCCAAGCGTAACCGCACTCGTTCGGATACGAGGCCGGCCGCCAGCACCAGAAGAAAGGACGCGTGATCGCCGCCTGAGCGAATGGCTCGAAGAACTGCCGATACCAAGTCGGCGTGATGTTCTGCAGGTCCACGGACGACTCGAGGAACGTTCGCCGATGCACTCGCCCCAGAAATTCACCGGATTCGGATTGCCCAGTCGATACCGTCGTTTTGCGGCCGAACGGCAGCGGCGTGTGACCTACGTAGATTCGGCGCTGCAGTACTAGGATTTGCCCGACGTACCAAACCGCGATGCTCGGCGGCGCGCTGCCGGGCGTGATCAACAGGCGAAAGTACCGCGCGAACACCGAGTCGAACTCATAAATCACGGCGTAGTCGGTGTTGAGCACGATGGCCGAAGTGACATCGCTCCACGCGCTTCCGTCCGTGCTGGATTGAAAACGCAGTGTCGCCGCGGTAGAGCCAAGATTGTGCTTCGCTATGGCGAAGTAGTTCACGTCCTGCGCAACCGGGAGCGTCAGTTGCACAGACTGTTCGTTCGTCGTCGTGCCGCGCCACCGAAGGTAGGTCGCCGGATTTGCGATATTTACCGCCGGCTCATTGTCCGACTCCTCGTCTGCGGTCACAGCATCCGGCGTGACCAGGTTGTGCCAACCAATCCGCGGATTGCGCGCATCGATTGCATCGCCGAGTGGGCCGAGAACGACGGATGAACTGATGTGGATCATCAGGCAAAGACCACTGTGCCGCCGTCGCGTTGATGCTCCGCCAGGCGCTCCGCGAGAGCCCGGACAGTGCGGCCGCTAAAGAGCGCATCCGGCGAAATGCCTTCGACCGTGAGCAGGCTTCCACCGCCAGCGGACTGCGGCGTTCCGCCATTGACAGGAGTCACGGGCGTCGCCGGAGTGCCGCCAGCAAGGGAAGGAGCCGCGCCGCCACCGCTGCTAAACGACTGGCTCTTGATCGCGGACACCTGAGCGAATGCCGCCGCCGCATGAGCCGCTGCGAGCGCGATGTTGATTGGATAAGGATAAGCGCCCAAGGTCTTCGAGATGCCCTCATAGGCCGAGACAATCGCGTTAGCGATGCCCGCCGCCTTGTTCAATTCGAACATGGCCTTGTTCTCGCGTGCCACGCCTGCGGTGATGTCCGCGAGATACCCGGCAATCATCCCCGCCTGCTTAGAATAGCTGGCGTTGGTGAACTTCTCCAGGTCCGACATGCCCTTTTTGCGAAGCTCGGCAATCTTCGCCAGGTGCTTTTCCTCAAGCTCTTGCTTGAGAATGTCGTATTCCTCTTGCAGGATCAGCTCTTCTTCGAGCGCGGCCCGCAGCGCCTCCATCTTTTCCTCGTGGCGCGCGACCTCCAACTCATCCTCAGCCGCCGCGAATTCGATAATCGCGTTCAGTCGGTCTGCCAGCGCCTGACGCTGCGCTTCCAGCAGTTTTGCGCGCTCCAGTTCGCGCTTCTTGGCGTTCTCGTCCTCGCCTCCACTGGCAAACGAGCCGCCACCTAATTGGCTATCGACCACCGCCTGAGCCGCTTCGTCGGCTCGCTTGCGCACGTCATCGAAGAATGCAGCGATCTTGTCGCTCGGCATCTCCTGCATGGCCAGGTCATGCAGTTCGCCACGGACACGAGCAACGCGCTCCCGCGATCCTTCCGCGAACTGACGGAAGTCGTTCACCCATGCGCTGTTCGTCATCAACGGAAGTTCTTCAATGCTCGCGCCGAGGCTATTGAACCAACCGATAGTCTTGTTGATGTCGCGCGCAACAGCGTCGTTCAGCGCGACGACGGCTTCCATGATCCCCTGGATGACGGAATAGAACGTTGCGCCAAATCCCTCAGCGATCAGTTGCAGGCCCTTGATGACGACGTGCAGGCCGCGCAGTACGTCGCCGAGGAAGCCAAACCCCTTGGCGACTGACTCTGCCGTCTGCGCCGCCTGCTGGCCGAATCCGTTGTTCTCTCTTGCTAGATTGTTGAATCGCTCTGCCAACTCTTGAAGCATCGGTGCAAACGCAATCGCGAGATGATTGCGTACGGACTCGAGTACTCGCCCGATTCGAGTGATGGCGTCATTCGTCATCTCGATCTTCGTCGCATCGACCTGCGATACCGATAGGCCGAAATCGCGCATCTCCTGCGCGGCCGCGCGAATCCCAGCGCTGCCCTCCTTGAGCATTGGCACCATCTTGATACCGGCGTCGCCGAAGATGCCAAATGCTACTGAGGCCATTTCCGCGCCAGTGCCCAGCTTCGATATTTCTTCCGAGATCACCGCGACGCGCTGGTCAAGCGGGAGCTTCAGCAGGTCCTGAGCACTCAGCCCCAAGGTCTTCAGCGCTGCCGCCGCCGGGCCGCTGCCGGTGCGCGCCATCTCGCCGAGACGGCGATTCATGCGCAGCAGGTTGCCTTCCATTTCCTGGGTGGACAGGCCGGCGTTTTCAGCCGCCAGCGTCAGCGTGCGCAGGCTGTCCACCGTCGCATCCATGGAGCGGGCAAGCTTGGCCTGAGCGTCGATCGATTCGAGGCCGCTTTTGACCAATCCCGCGACCATCGCCGCGCCCGCCGCCGCAGCCGCCGCCCCAAGCGCGGCCATCCTCTTGCCCAAGTCGGCGGCGTGCTTGCCAAGGTCCTGCATGGACTTGGCGGCTTGCTTGCCTCCTTCTTGCAGGCCGCTGATGTCCGCGCCAATCGAGACCAGCAGACTAGCGACAGCTTTACCTTCAGCCACGGCTAACCCTCAGAAAGGAGCGCATACAGTTCCTCGCAATCGGACTCGGTGAGCTTTCCGGCGTAGTCGGTCGCGGGATCGCGCTTGCGCTTGATCTCATACAGCCGCCACCATTCCTCGGGACACATCGCCCAGAACTCGCTCGGCTGTAATCCCCACGCCCCGACGGCAACGTCGTAGAAATCGCCCCACTCTATTTCGGGACACGATTTCGCCTGTCCGCTTTCGCGGATGTCGCCGGGGCCTCGGCTTTTCCCGTTTGCGGGAACACAGCCAGCATCACCGCTGCCGCCATGTCGCCGACGACTTTCTTGTCGCCGCCCATGATCTCAACGTACACATCCTCGGCGGTGACATCCTTGGCACCGCCTGCGTTGAGGAAATGAGCGATGACGGTCGCAAGCTGCGACAGCGGGGGCTGGCCGCTGGTGATCCTGTACGCCAGCACGGACAAGGAGATGTCCTGCTCGATGCGGTTGAGGATTGCCATCGTCGGCTTGACGCGGTACTCGGTGCCCTTCCAGTTGAGCACCAGTTCACGAAATACGGCAGCCATTAGCTAGCCGACGTCCACTCAATCGGACCGCTCGACGAGATCGTGCACGAGAACGTCACCGCCTCGTTGTAGGCCGCACCGAGCTCCAGCGAGCCGATGTGAAAATCGCCGGTAAACGTGCCCAAGCCCGTGAACGTCAGCTCGTATGAACTGATCAAGCCAGATCCACCGGTCGTGGCCAGTTCGATCAACTGCGCATCTTTGGTGATGCCCTCGACCGACATATCGATCGAACGCAACGCCGGGTCATCACCCAGCAGGGTGCGCCATCCGCCGTCGTCATCCGAGGTGATGTCGATGGCCTCGTTGTTGATCGTGATCGTCTTCGTCCGCATCCCCGTCACAGGCGTACCGCCCGAGGAGGTCGGCGTGAACGTAACCTTTCGTCCTACCAGTGCAGGCATTGCTTTTACTCCAGATACAAAAACCCCGCTTTCGGCGGGGTGGTTAAGAAACGTTTTCGTGGATGATGGATCTGTATCTACAGACGCCGTGTCGCGTCTTTCCATCTGAGTCGAGAATCACGTCGGAATACTCGAACTCGATGGATACGAGGTGATAGCTCGGCAAGCTCAACTCGTAGCGATGCAGCGCCTGATAGATCAGCGCCTGAATTTCTTTGACTTCCTTCGACCCCCGGTATCGGCTCCAGACGTGAAGCGTCACGGTCGACTCAGCGCCAGAAGCTTCGTCGGTGTCGAACGGGATATGGGTATCCTCTCCGACCACCACATACGGGAACGCCGCATTGGCCTCGGGCACCGCGTCGTAAACTGCAGGCATGCCGGGATAGCCAGTCAACCTTTCATAGATCGACTGGTGCAGTTCTAGTTCGAAGCTCATCAGACGCGCGCAGCCTTCTTCGCTCTCTTCACGAGCTCGCGCTCAAGTTCAACGCCAACTCGCTCGCGGTACAGTGTTCGCATCTTCGGTCGCCACTGCTCGACGGTCGGAACCACAAACGGCTGTGCCGGCATATTTCCACCCCTCGCGCCGAACTCGACCAAGTGCCAGTGGTAGCCCCTGCCGCTCTTGCCGCCGCTGCGGTCGACATATACCGATGCGGACACCTGCCCCTTTTTCCCTCGGTCTCGCTTCGACTTGATCGACTTCTTGAGGTTGCCCGTCCGCTTTGGGGCCTTGGTGCGGATGTCGTTGCGCACCTCGGCCGCAATGCCAGTCGCCGCACGTCGGGAAATGTTCGTCGCCTCCCTTGGAAGTACGTTCGCCAGCATGTCCGTCGTTTCCGGGAGCCCGAACACCTCAACCGGCTTGCCCTTGTTCACGGCGCGACACCCAACTCGGTATCCATCTCCAGCCACGTTGACCGAGGTCGAAGCTTGACGGTGCGTATGTTCAACCGCTTACCCCGCCATAGAAGGGTGCAGGACTCATCAACATCGGATCGGTTATGGATAACGACCAGATACATCGTTTCCGCGCCGACCTTTTGCGCTCGCTCCAGCTCCCGCCCAGACATGGGGCGTACATGAGCCCATACCGTCGCGACCGTCTCCCAGGTGAGCGTCGATCCGCCCATGCCATCGTCCACGCGAAGTTCTCGCTGGATCGTCACGCGCTGATCTAGCTCACCGATCGAATACGTCATCGGTAGTGCTCACGAATCCAGGGCGACTGTCGAAGCGCATCTCGGTCCCAAGGGTCCGGCTTGCCATGAAACACGACGATGCGCGCACCCGCCGGCAACTTCCCCCGATTCCGTCTAAGGCAGTCGCGGCGATAGGCAAAGATTCCGTCCTTAATGGTGAATTTCGCCTCGTTCCGCCCAAGGCAGTATTGAATCCAACCTTGATCCGAGCCGAAGTTCCCGGCCGCATTCGCGAGGCGCGGTGATCTTTCCGGATCGAAGTCCGTCCACACCTGCGGACGACACCCCGCGTTCATCAGGATCATTGATCCGTTGTAGTGATAGTTCGAAGAATCGCTCGCGTAGATCACGAAGTCCTCGGGGCGATTCCACAACGGGCGCAGATCGCCCGTAATCACCACATCCAAGTCAATCGAGACGAACCGCTCCCCAGCAATCTTTCCGAACTCCGGCGCGAACATCTGCAGCCGTCGAAAGCAGCTCGGCCCAACGCCCGGCCATGTCGGGTTCTTCAGATCCGCGTACACATCACCGATCGGAAACGTCTGTACTCGCGGATCAATCCCGACCGGATCGTCCGTAATGCAAATGACTCGATGCGGGTCCGGATACCACCGCTCTACCATCGAGCGAAGGGCGTTGACGTGCTCCGCTGTGAATGTCGATCGATAACCCGGCTTCTTCCACTTCCAGGTGACGACCGTCAGCACGGGTACAGAACCTCTCTCGCCTTGCACTCAAGGCGGTACGTGGACACGCAATGATCTGGCTCCCAGAAATAGAGCCGGTCAACCACATACCCCAGCGCTAGCCCTACCCATCGCTTAACCCCGGATTCCGTCGATATCCATCGGCCCAACAATCCAGACACCGTTTCGCGCGGCAATGCCCAGGGTGCGAAAACAATGGAGCAGACGAGCATGTTGCAGGCGACGTAGATATTGAATGCGACACGCTTCACCACGCCCCCGATTCGATCTCGTCGAACATCACATCGAACAACTGAATCCATTTCTTATCCGTGCCAAATATCGGCGCATCGTTACACTTGCCCGGCGAGGGCCAGGGCCACGCAAGACTCGTCTCGAGCAATCGCCACTCGTCGCCGTCCTTGAGCACATCGATGGCGCACCAATTCGTTCCAGCGTGTTGGAAGAACCGGTCGGCGAACTCCAGTAACGATTCCGTCTCGGTATCCAACTGCATCGCCGGCTCGACATTGCCGGTCTGTGCGACGGGCCTGTCCGGGTAGCAGTAGCGCTTGAAGATCGCTCGCGCGTTGCCGATAGCGTTCACGCGCCATGTAATGCTGTGAGGAATGAACCGCTGCAACAGCACGTATCCCTTTTGCCAGCTCTTCTTCCCACCCGCGCAGTGATCGACTTCTATTCCCTTGTCGAACACTTCAACGCAGTGCCTCACACCTTCCGCGCGCGTCTTCAGTATCCGAACGTTCTTGGAGCTCGCGCCAACATCCGCCTTACTGACGAGCGGATAGTCGGCGGACTCGGCAAACCGAATGGCTTCATCCTTGCCGGAGAATCGCCACGTATCTGGCATCCAGTCGCGCCAGCGCCAGAACTGAGCCGACTTGTCCTCGTACACGTCGATCTGCGTCTGGTCCTGCACCATCCGCAAGCGCTTGGACATCAGCGCGAAATCGTCGCGGTTCTCCTTGAGTCTCTTTGGATCTGCATGCGGGCGGATGAATCCGACTCCCGGCCCCTCGCATTCTTCGCCGCGGAAGATCCGGCGCGCGTCGTAGCCGCGATCACGGGCGACTTTCAGCATCGGTCCGTGCCAGACCTTCCTTTCGTCAAGGCAGAAGAACTTCATCCAACCTCACCAGCGGAAAGCACTTCAGCGCCGTCCCTTCCGTCGCGTTCAGCACCTCGACCTTCGGGTTGCGCTTCTTCCACTGCGCGAACTGCAACATGTGCTCTTTGCGTCTCGACGGCAGCGTATTGATGCAGCCGTTCGTGTATGGTCCGAAGAAATGCGTGCCGTGCATATCGAAGCCCAGCATCACAACCTTCGTGGCCCCCAGGTTCCGCAGCACATCCAACGCGAGTAGGCCGCTGTTGGCCATGCCGCCGAACGTCGTCGGCTTCGCTTGCTCGACGCCTTCGATTCGGTGCGACGTGAACTTGCGTCCCGCAAATTGTTTTGCCTGCGGATGTTTCTGCCACCACTTCACGTCGTTGGCGACGAGGATGTCGGCCCATGGCGCAAGTTCGTAGGCGTTGTTGACGACGCAGACTTTGTGTCCGCGCACGCGCTCGGCCAGAGCCGCACTCATGGACGGCCCTGGACCCAACAGAAACCACATTTCACGCGATGGTCGTCTTTCTAAGACCGGTGAGCAGCGCTGTCGCTGTCTTGCTCAGAATGTAACCGTGACCTTCGGTCGGCTGAACACGGTCGTCGCTTTGGCCTTCGAAACGCGACGTCAGCTCAAGTAACACGGCAGCACGGACGATTGGATGCACTTTCGGCTCGCCGCTCTCGTCGTATTCCGGGATAGGATGTCCGTTGTCGTCAAGAATCGGCTTGCCGTCAGAGCCGCGTATAGGCTCGTATAGACGCCAATGGTCCTTTACCCACGAAGCCACTGATTCAGATACGGCGGGAATCCAAATAGCCAACCAGTTATCCTGCGGCGTGTTGCCGTCCTCGTCGACATCCAGCCGAAGCTGCTGAATCGCGTCCTCGCGCGTGACGAGCTCAAGCATTCCCGTCATCCTTTTTCTTTATCGGCACCGGCGCAGTTTTGTCGATGCCGTTGCGGCCGTCCTTTCCATCGCGACCCTTGCGGGCGAGGATGCGCCAGTCCTTGCATCCCTGTGCCGGCTTCTCGTCCGTCTCGCGCAAGGCAATGTATGCAGTGCCAGATTCGGTTGTAACCATCCCCTTTTCATATCGCCCGGGGCGCCAATAGCCGCCGTCGATTGGCACCGGAATCTTCTTTCGAATCTCTCCGCCTTTCCCGCGAATGACAAGCGTGCGCTGCTCGATGTCGTAATCGAACTCTGTCTCTGTGAAGTCAGCGCCGTCCTTGCCATCGCGGCCGGGCGCACCGTCACGCCCGATAACCACGCCCAGAGACTTTGTGCGACCATCAGTGAACGTCGCCACGAGCTGGCCGTCGCGGTCGATGAGTAGATCTTGGATGCCAGCGCCGTCTTTGCCGGGGTCGCCTTTCGGGCCAGGCTCGCCCTTTTCTCCCGGCGCGCCGTCCTTGCCATCTTTCGGCGGTGGGAGTTTCGATACTTCTTCTTTCACTCGGAGTTCGATAGCAGATGCGAGCTCTTCGGAATCGAGTAGAGCACGCGCAACGTCAAGCGGGTCGCAGTCTTTGCCGGCCGGGCCGGATTCGCCCTTCTCGCCCCGCTCGCCCTTCTCAGGCTGGCGCGCCTCCAGTTGATCGATGCGTTTCTGCATGGACGCGAGCGCCGCATGCGCTTCTTCAAGGGCTTTCCGCATGGGCAGAATCATCTTGCCCAGCGATTCGCCTAGCGCCTCTGCTGCTGCCTCAAAGTTCATCCGATGCTCCAAAAGAAAAGGGCTCAGCCTTTCGGATGAGCCCCTCTTAATTACCTTGCCTATTCCTTTCCAGAACGCTACATGCCCAGCCGCTGCGAATCCCACGCCGCCTCAACGTGCCGCGCCATTTCTCGGCTTACCTGCATTGCCTTTTCCCGCCGCGCCCGGTCTTACGACTCCCTACCAGGCCAGGCCGTGGCACGCCTGCGTTGCCTCGCCTGTCATAGCCTGACGATTCCTAGCGACGCCGTGTCTCGCCTGCCACTACTTGCCTTGACATGCCTCGACAATGCATGTCGTGCCGGCCTTGTCTATCCACGCCTGTCAGCGCCAATGCCCATCATGCCGCGCCGCGCCTTGCCTGCCTTGTACTTCCTAATCGCGCCGATCCTGGCCAATCCTTCCCTTGCCCAGCCTTGCCTGCCTAGCCGTTCACAGCCACAGCATGCGTCACGTTCGCATCCTTGCGTGCGGCTGAGGCTGCCGCATTCTCAACTTCATCGACGGCAGACCATACGGAAGCGAGTTCCTTTATGGCCTTGTACTTCTTCTGGATGTTGCGCATCTGTACAACAGCGTCATGCAGCATCTGCGCATACAACTCTTCGTCGCTCATCACGTCAGCGATGGCGCGGTATCCACCGCCCGGCTGCACGCGATCCGTCGTAAGAGAGACGAAGGCCCGGACAACCGGACCTTCCTCGCCCTTCGGCTCGACCACGTAAACACGGATCAGATTGCGCGCCTGAAGCAACCGATATTGATGTGCTGCTTCGCTGTTATCCCACATGAAGCAATCATGCAGCGGGGAATCTTCGTCCTTCGCCGCTTCGACTACATCAGCCGCGAGAATCTTTCCCTCGCGCTTGAGTCGCTCCAGTTCTGCCCGGATCGCATCGTGGTCACGCTTCATGCCGCTTCCCTCTTGGCCTCAGCTTCCGTCGCCAGCCGGAACGTTCCCCAGCCCATGCCGGCGCTGCTCTTGCTATCCGGACGGCCTTCGCACAACCCGACCTGCTCGCCGACTCTGGCGAGGAGATTCGACACGTCGCTGACACTGAACTGATCTGCGTCATAGCGAATGCGAACATCTGCCTGCCACTTGTCCCACATAGGACGGCTGCGAATATCAATCACGCCCGTCGCGTTCCGGACGTGAAGATCAACGCGCCGATACTTATCGGCAATCAGCCGAACCAGCGGCGTGCCTTCGTCACGGTCGAACCCATCGGCAACGACGAAGAGCGAAAGCTTCGCCAGCGTCATCTTGAAACCGACCAGCCTACAGGCCGAGATCATCGCCGCCCGGAAGGCGCCAGCCGGAATACCGACCCAACCTTCTTGGCTGTAGTGGACAGACCCATCGCACACAGCATCGAAATCCTTCGCCGCGCGCTGCTTCTTGCTGCGCGCCTGACTCCCAGCCGCTTGCTGGGCCATCATCTGTTCCTTGGCCTTCTGGCTGAACTTCGCCTGGACCAGCGGCGCTGTGCCGATGATCCGGAATTGCACCGTTTGAATATTCGGTGCCTTGATCTGAACAACACTGCTCGACATGGCTTCACCTCTATATGTGTGTGATCGGCTGATTGGGTAAACCCAGCGCCGACTGCCTCAACGGCAAAGCCACTCTACTACCGTTTTCGGTTATCTGCAACCTTGTAGCAGGTTGTCTCAACCCGTCTCAGGGCGTAGCATGCCCTTTCACTGGTTTAACGCACCCGAGGTACGCGACAATGTCGTCCATGCTGACTGGACAAAAACTCCGCGCCATCCGTGCCTTGCGCGGCATTACTCAAGCCGCGCTTGCGGAAAAGGCCGGCGTGAGCCCCACCGCTATTGCCGAGTACGAACAGGGCAAGCGCGACCTGCGCGCTGGCACTATCCGGAAGCTCTGCGAAGCGCTCGACGTGAAAGTCAGCTACCACGTCGACGGCACCGAGATTACCGGGCCATAAAGTCAGCGCGAAAGAACTTCGCGCGCGATATCTCCGTACAGCTTCCGCTCGACAAGAGAGACGAACCGCCGCACCTGCTCCTCTTCTCCCTCCTCCTCGTCGGCATCCTCCTCGGTTTCCGCGTCGGAGTCTTCTTCATCATCGCCGTCATCAGGCGAAACAGGATTCCCCTCCGGATCAACAATCTTGTTCTTTCGAACTTGATCAATGGGGAAGTCTTGCTGCTGAAGATAGATTGTGTCGCCGCCCTCTACCGGCGCGCGATTGAAACGCAGCCGGCCTTCGTTCGGCGTTTCGATACCGCCGCCGACCAGTTTGGTCGCCACCTCGGCACGCTTGCCCTCGTCCATACGCAGCAGGGGCTCGAGATCCATTTCCACGCCCATCGGCCGAGAGATGCCGAGCCCTTCGTCCAAAAGGTTCTCCATCGCCTCTATGTGCCCCTGCAGAGCGTCGGCGTAATAGAGCTGGTTGATGGCATCCACGCCGAGCCCGGCAGGAATCGCACCGATCCCAATCTTGAACGGCGGGATGCCGAACGGCTGACAGATTTGCTCGTCGGAATATCGCATCTGTTCCACGAGCTGAGCGTCCGCGCCTTTCATCGCGAACGACGTGAACTTCATGTCCGCGCCAATCACAGCCACGCGACCAGCGTTGCTTCCGGTGTAGTTCTCTTCCCAGAACTTCTTGACCAATGCGGCGTCGTCTTCGGACATGCCAGCCGGCGCAGTCAGAATTCCGCCTGGCTGAGCGTTGTTCGCGAAGAACTCCGCGGACGAGCGCAAGATGCGCAGGTTCTTTGCCGCCGGCCAATACGCGGCACATAGGGGCGGCACGCCAATGAGATGATGATGCAGACAGTTCATCCTGTCGTGGATGATTTCCGACGCAGGAATAATGACCTGCCCTGCCGGATACGACGCCGGCAAAAGGTTCTCCGCCGTCGTGTAATTCAGCTGATAGAACACCGCGCCAGACTCAGACACCATCGGAATCACGCGGCACGGGTCCAGCACATACAGCGCAACGACAACGCCGCGGTTGTCCCGTTGTTTCAGGACGTAGGCATTGCCATTCGTCAGCTTGGACAGCGCCCAGACTTCCCGGAACTGCTGCGCGGTCTGATACGAATTCGGCTTGCGCAGGACGGGCGAATACGCCGGATTCTCGACCGTATTCCAGACACCGTTGTCATCCTCCTTTTTGAGGAGGAACGGAAGCTTGCCGATGTCCTGCGAGATGCGATTCAGGCAGGCGTAGAGCGTTGGGTACGCCGTCAGGTCGCCGACCTTCTCCTCTTGGTTCGACTGCCACGCGCCCGCGAACGGCTCGTGAATGATCCGCCATCCGTTACGCCAGCTATTGACTGGAGACAGCGCTTTGGCGCGTCGAATCTCCAAGCCGAAAATCTTCACTCTTCGATGCCCTCGGCCTGCATGTCACGCCGCTTGTATCGACGCTTCGGCTTGCCAGTGCGCGGCGAGATCTCGACTTCCGGCGCTTCGGCTTTCAATTCTCGCGTCTCAATGCGCCGCGCGATCTTGCGCGCGATTAATGCCTCGCCGATCGCGTCGGGCACAGTGCGCTTTGATTTCGTCGCGACGTATTCGATTTGCATACTCACTCCAAAAGAAGGGAGGAGCCCGAAGGCCCCTCCCACTCAGTCTTACGACTGACCGTTGCACGCACTCCAGTTGACGTGCGCCCAGACAACCGCCTGAGAACGACGCTTCGCGAAGTTGATGAACCGCTCGACCAGGAAGCCGACGCTGTTCGTCTGCCACAAGGAGACGAGCGCCTGCGATCCGGTGTTGACGCCAGTCGGCGTGGTGCTGTTCATCGCCGGGGCATTGTCCATCACAAGCGAGGCTTGATCGGACATCGACACCTGGATTCCACCTTCGTCGCCGAGGAAGATCTCGTCACCCTTGACCAGCATGACGACCGGGCCTTCCGACTCGTCCGCCACGTACTGCGACGTGTAGACCGGCAGGCCCGCCAGCGTGCCACCCGTCGGGGTAATGCCGGGGAACGCCGGCTGCCCGACCTCGTTGACGATCAACGACAAGTCAATCGCCATCGCTTCCGACATGATCCAGAAGGCGCCCGCAACCGTCAGGTTGTCGCCCACCAGTTCCTTCAGGAAGGCCGCGATGTCGCAGCGGATGCCCGCGACGGTGCCATCGCCAACGAGCTGCAGCGGCGACACACCGTATCGGATACCATCGGGTGACTCGTCAGACGTGCCCTGGACATCGCTCACGAACGTGCCGTCGATCGCCGCATTCACCGCACGAGCCAACTCGTCGCGGAGAAGTGTGTCGGCAGCCACGGATGCACGAGACAGTTGCTCCTTCGTCGCCGCAGCAATCGCCGCTACCTTGAGCGGAGCAAGCTTCGTGCGCGTGTAGGTCCAGCTCGTCAGGGGCTTCGCAGCGCCTTCCTTCACCCAGTCCGCAGTACCGCCAGTGCCCTGTACGAGCACTTGAGTATCGAACGGCAAGCGACGCAGACGATCGCTGATCTGACCGACCACCGAGCGGGCGCGCAGGTATTCGACGAAGTCGGCGAAGTACGCGCCTTGATCGAGAACAAGGTTGCCCGCCCACGTCGCCGCACCCGTGTTGGCCGCTGACACGGCGGCCTTCTGGATCGACTTCGCCAGCGTCTCGTCGCCAGGGTAGACCTGCTGCGCGACAGCCAGCGGATCGGCATGGTTCACGTGGGCAATTGCCTTCACGCGAGCAATGCGCGCGAAGCCCATGCCCTTATCCAGCTTGGTCGTGTCCTTCGCGGTCACGTCAATGCGGCCGACCGTGGTGGACTTCGCCTTGGCGTTGCGCTTGTCGCTGTCATCGACAGCCTTCGCGGTCGCGGCCTCGGCATCTTCAATGGCCTTCAGCTTGCGAGTACGCGCCAGGTCGGCGTCGATCGCCTTGATCTCGCTTTCCAGGGTCTCGAACTCTTCGGCCTCGGCGGTATCCATCGTGCGGGACTCGTCGACCGCCTTCTGATGGATCTCCTTCATACGATCGGACTTGGCCTTCTTGGTCGCTTCCAAGTTGGCGATATGCTCTGCGTAGTTCACTTTCGTTTCCTTCTGGCACGGCGACACCTCGCGGTGAAGCGATGCCTCATAGGTTCAAACATGGGTGGAGCAGCTGCGAACCGCTCAGCCAAGAGCGGCGGCTACTTGCAACGCGCTACGATTGGCCGCGTAGCTCGGCTAAGAGAAAACTGTTAGCGGCGGACTAGCGCCACCGCGCCGCGCGACAAAGACGACTCGCGCGACTTGATCAGGGGAATCGGACGACCGCGACGGATCGCCGAATCAATGCTCTTGATGGTCTGGATAGTGGCCTCGGCGTTCGCGGGAATCGTCACCGCGGAAAGCTCATACCATTCCCACTTCGTGAAGCGACGACCCCACGAGCCTTCGATGTCCGCAGACTCTATCGGCACGAAGCCAATCGAGAAACCGCGCACCAGGCCAAGCTTGATGGACTCCCATGCGGAATCCAGGAACTGCTTCAGCGCACCGTCAGACTTCGCGATCTTTGCTGTGACCTCGATGCCAGCGTTCGTCACCTTCGCTTGCGTCACGTGGCCAATTGGCTGATCGTGTCGATGCTGCCAGAGCAACGGCAATGGCAGTTTGAACACTGCGCCCTTCGGCTCGACGATGTCATCCATCCTGTCGGTCGACGGCGTCGTCGCGATGCCGGTCACGACCCGCTTGTCGTCGTCCAGCTCCTTCACCTCGAGCACGGAATACGCGCGATTCATAGTCACCTACCAACAGCAAACATAACCAGGGGCTTCTTCGTCTCGATAATCGTCTGAGCGCCAGCGCCAATCGCCATCGCCAGAGCCACCATGCCGTCGATGCGTCCGGTCGCCTTCGACTTGTCCAGTTTCCTGTTACCGGCCGGATCTGATACGGCAACGGCATTCGCGGCGCACATCGTCAGAACCGGATGGCCGCCGTGCAGCAGATTGCCCTCGACCAGTTCCGCCTCAAGCGTGTCTAGCGCCGGCGTCATCGACTTATAGCCTTGGCCAAACTCTTCCATCGGTAGTTCGACGCCAAGGCGCGCGATCTCAGCTTTCAGCACGTCCATGCGCCACCGGTCGAATCGGATCGACTTCACATGGCGGTCTTCGCAGAACTCAACGAGCCACCGGGCGACGAATTCGTAATCGACGGTAGATCCTGGCGTGAGAATCAAATGTCCCTGCTTGGCCCACACGTCATAGGGAACGCGGTCGCGTTGTGATCGCTCAAGCAATCCGGACTGCGGCGCAAAGAACGTCGGCCATACGTGCCACTTGCCTTCCTTCCTTCGAACTGCAACTGCCGCCGTCAGGTCGTGCCTGGCTGACAGGTCCAGTCCAATGAACACATCCCTGTCGAACACATCGAAATCGACGGGTCCTGCGTTCGCCTCCCAGACCGCGCGCGATATGAACGGGTTACTCATGTTCACCCGCTGATTCAGGATCAGATTGCGATAGGCATTCTCAGCGCTCGGCATGCGCCGCGCCGTCTCTGCCTGTTTCCGAACTTCCTTGGGGTTCTGGAAATCGCCGAACGCCGGATTCGCGGCCTTGATCGCCGCATCGGAGAACGGGTCAATGTCCTCCGATGCGGTGTACAGCCAAAGCTTCGTTTCGGGGTCCGCCTTGGCCTTTGCGTCATCGATCAGAAGTGACAGCAGGTCCGCATCCGTAGGCGCCTGCGTGCTAATCACGATCGACAGTGGCGACTCCTGAGCCGCGCAGGCGGTCTCCAGGGCCTCGTACAACTCGCTCCGCGGGCCCCTCACCTGGCCGAGCTCGTCGTGCACGACGAACACCGGAGATAACCCGTAGGCCGTCGATGCTTCCGCAGATAGCGCGCGGTACTTGGTGCCAAGCTCAGGGCACAGAAGCTCCTTCGCCGAGTCCCTGACAACCACGGACGCTTTCATGTCCGGATTCATGCGGACCATCTTCGCCGCCAGGCCAAATAGGATCGACGCCTGTTCGCGAGATTGGGCAGCCGAGTACAGCTGGCTATTCGCCTTCGCTTCTGGTCCGCACAGGTGCAGCAACAGTAAGCACGCGGACAGCGCCGTCTTACCGTTCTTTCGTCCGAAAGAAATAATCGCCTGTCGTGTCGGGCTGTCGTAGATGTCGCAGATGATCTGGCGCTGCCAATCCCGAAGCACCATCGGCTGGCCGACTAGTGCGCCCTCGGGTACGACGCAGTTATCTTCGATCCAGCGGCAGTTGTCCTGTCCGCGGGTTAGCTTCTCTGCCACAACTTCTTCGCGCCCGAACCTCGGTCAGCCGTTGCTGCCGCCTTCGGGGTGTACCTGCTCTGCTGAGTCAACCTCAGCTTCGTCGCCAGCGACACCAGACGCCGAGACTCCATGTCTCGCAATCGCATCACCGATTGCAACTCGTCGTCGTCATGGTTATCCAACGCTTGCGTCACCCGCTTGTGAAGCTGGTCGCAACTGATCTTCGCGCGCACGTACTCAAGCAGGACCGGGGCGGAATCCTCCCCAAACCATTCGGCCGGCTTCGCTTCAACAATCTTGCGCCACAGTGCGGCCTCTTCTTCCGTCAGGTCATCCGGTGCACGCACCCGCTCCAGCGGTCTGACTGGCACTACGGTCAGGCTGGCAGTCGATTTATCGGCCATAAGGCTCTAGCTCGAAATTGTTACGAGATCCAAAACATTGGCTACCCCCGGCGGTCCTAGGCCGGTCCATGGTCGCTGCGACCTATCCCCCCGCCAAGTATTTGAATTCCAAAGAATAAATTCTTTTTCAGTCATCGACCCTTCAAGGCCGGCGCTGGCTCTAATGGCCAGCCACTGATATCGACACCTATGCGGTGCCCCAGCTTCTCTTCCCTCTTCTTCACGCTGTTGTGACAGTGAGCACAGAGCCCCTGTAGGTTGCTCCTGTTAAATGCCAGCTGGCGATGTGTCCTGACAGGCTTGATATGGTCCACGTGCTCAGAGGCTTGTATGAGCCCCATCTCCTTGCAGTACCTGCAGAGGGGTTCCTCTCGAAGTACCCGCTCTCTCAGGAGGCGCCATTGCTTGGTGCAGTAGGGCCATGCCGCCACTTACGGGCTCTCTTTCTCGGGAGGCTTAGGGGCTTCAGGCGCCTTACCCAGCTTCTTGCGCATAGCCTGCATAGCCTGTTGCGCCTTCTGCTTGAGTTTCTCTCGACGTTTCGCGCAAGATGAGCAACCCATTACTCGCTGCCATGGAGGATGAATGAGATACCTAGCCCTTGTCCTGTGCGTTCTCTCTATGAGCGCTCATGCCTTCAAGATCGAACAGAAGCAGGACGAATTCACCAAAGCCTCGTACATCCGGGCCTCAGACCTGAAGCTCTGCCAGATCAAGAGCGCCGGCTTTGCTGCCCAGTGCGCATCCTTGGATCTGGTCTGGGATCCCGAGATGCCCGAGGTGGTCGCTATCCGCCTGGAGCAAAATGGCATCAGCGGCATCACTCAGGTGGCCGTGAACATCGGTGGGGACATACAGCGCTTTGGCGCTGATACACCTACCTACTTCGACTACAGCCGCTCGATTGGCCGGGCGTCTAGAACCCTGGCCTGGAGCAGTGCAAATATGTTCTTGCTCCCGGTCAGCGTCCTTGAAGCCATTGCCGCCGACCAGGGTAATGGCCTGATTCGAGTCACCGGTCTGCACGCGTCGACCGATTACGACTTCTATCGCAAGGCCAAGGCTCGGGGGGTCCCGGCCGATGAGTTACGGAAGTTCCTCAGCGCCATCAAGCCTTGACCTGCGCAAGAAAGCACTGCTGCGCCATATTCAACGCAAGTCGAGCGCCAAGGGCCTGACGATCTCGCTTAGGCGCCCGACGCAGAACAGCCTTGGCATGGGCGAGCATGTGATCCAGTCGCCTTTGCCGAACCTTGATAGACAGGGTGACGGTCAGAGGCCTGTCGGGCGCGACCTGGATATCAACCGGGTCACCCGATGCAATGCCATCGAGATTCTGAAAAGGCTCTGAGTTCATCAGCAAATCTTCACCGGCAACCGCACCGGCAGAATAACAACCTGCGGCACGACCAGCCCATCTGACATTGTTGCAGTGACCGTGACGGTATAGTCCTCCCCGTCGGTTCCGCCGCCTTGTTTGGCGAGGGCCTTGAATCCCACAACCGATTCGTTGCTGACCGTCACATCAGAATCCACGTCCCAGTCGATGCTGTCGATCGTTCGCAGGACGCTTGCGCTGCTGAGCGCTCGGCAGGTCCAGACGATTGATCCATCCGGCGTTGTCTCACCGATGCCCGCCTTGAATGCCGGCATTCGCAGACCGCTACGCCCTGGCGTGGTCGGCTCAAATTCGAAGCCCACCGCCTTGCCGCCCGTGAACACCCGAATACGCGCACCAGCGCCGAAATCGGTTATCGGCGCCCACGTGCGGACACACGCCTCCTCGAAATCCACCGCATAGTCCCAGGTCGCATCCGGATGCTTCGGGGGCCACTTCGCTGCCCTAACGATCACGCCGCAGGTCATTGCATCCTCACGCGAACCGTCCGACTCGACGGCGGCACTGTGACGACTTCCGGACTGATCTGCTCAGACGCATACACGCCCACCAATTGAGCCCGGTCGATCTGGTCCACAGAGCCATCCGGCGTTGGCAACAGCACGCCCGGCGTCAGTCCTGCGCCGAGCGCTGCCGCCCGTTTGGCCGCGGTGTCTGTCATGGCTTACGGCGTGCATTCGTTCAGTGTGAACGTCGTTCCGTCATCGCTCACGCCGCACGTCACGATCGCCGCATTGTCCGCATCGTTACGGAGCGTTTTCGTCGTGCTCGTTTGCTGCACTTTGTTTCTGCTCCACGCGCCGATCCAGCACACCCATTCCTTCACTGTCGACGTGGACCAGGACGGTTTCCCGGTCGGTTCGTCGCAGGTCTGGCCATCCAGCGCAGATTCCACGGCGCTCTGTACGTCCTCCGAGCTCAGGTCATTGAGCCCAGTGATTCCATCGCGGATCGTATCGAGGATGCCGCTCGACGGATCGGCGGGCGTGCTGCCACTCACCGGGATGCCGAGGATGGAGCGAATTGCCGCCCGCTCGTCTGCATTCCAATCCGTGCCGCCACCGCCCTCGCCGGCCGGGGCTTGCGCCAATGCCGCCTCGGTGAAGCGATACGTGCCCGAGTTGTCTTCCAGCGTATCGTCAAGCTTGTCTGTCGTGACCTTGATCGCATCGACCACGCCATCCACCGTCGAGAGGGCCGATGCAGAAGCCAAGGACGTGAGCGCGCCCGAATCAGGCAGGTTATCCGTCACTGCCTTGATGCTATCGACGTTGCTGTCGATCGTCGCGAGCTGCGTATCGAGGTTTGCGCTTGAGAGTCCGATGGCAGAGCGAATGCCGGCCGCATCCAGTCCACCACCCCCAGAACTGGGGGCCGTGCCAAACAGGTAATACGTGATCGTGCCTGATGGCGTGACCGTCCATGCGTCCACCGTAGCCGTATCGGAGCTGCCCGTGTAATCGGTCACTACACGTGATTGGCAGTAACCCTGCGTCGAGCCACACGCCACCAGCGTCATGCCGATCGGCACGTCATCCGCGAACGATGCTGCCGAATCGAGCACCAGCGTCGTGCTGGTTGCGCTTTGAGCCGTGCCTTGGCGAGCGATGCCCAGCGGAGACACAGCGCCAGCCGTGCCGTCGAAGGCAGCTTCCAGCGCATCGGCCGCGCCAGAATCGCCGCTGAGTTGCACAGCATTAGCCGCAACAACGCCCGAGTTCAACAAGACCTGGCCCGTGCCTGTACCACTCGACAGTAGCACGCTCGCGCCGATGTCACGGCCTGTCACCGCAGTACCGCCGAAGCTGACCACATTCACCGGCGGCGACAGTTGCACCGTTCCGCCGATCACGATCATGCCAGGGACCGTGCCCATCACCTCAACCGCCGTTGCGCCAGCAGCCACAGCAGCATCTGGCAGGTCCAGGCGATAGTAGCCGTTGCCCAGGTGAACAAAGCCTCCATCGGTATGCGCACCACTGACGGTCTGCGTGACTTCAGTGATATCCGCCACCGAGTTCGCGCCGTGGCGCCAATACTTAAGATCGAGGCCCGACGTGTTGAAGACAACGCCCGTCTCAGGCGTGCCGTCGGTCGCATCGATGATCTTGATGACGACGGTCTGATCCGTCGCGCCGGCCTGAATGGTCTTGATGACCCCGGCACAAGACAGCGCACTCCATAGCGCCAGAAATACGCCTAGGAAAATGCGTTGCTTCATGGTCAGTGTTCCAGTTGCTGAATGATTTTCGGCAGTGCGCTCGATTCGCTGCCACCTCCGCCGTACTGCGTGAAACTGGTGATAGCGAAATTGTCCTGGATCGGCTCGTCGAAATCCTTGGCCGCGAAAACATTATCGAAGTATCCGGTGAATCCCAAGCCCGACGCATCGCCAAGCTTGAGCGCGCCTTCGCCCGCCAGACTGGAAGGCGCGGTATATCCGCTTGTGTAGCTGACGCCCTGAATGAGCGACGGCGTGCCGGTGGGGTCGCTATAGACTTCGATTCGCAGCGTGCCAGCGGCAGCGTCCCACCGGCAGATCACGCCATAAGTCACGCCCTGAGACAGACTGTTCACGGTCGTTACCGCGCGGGCGGGTGGACTGTCCGCGTCGCCAACGAAGCACGCCATGTTACCGGAGCCGTTCAAGCCCTCCAGCTTTACGCCGTACTGGTTCGACGAGCTCGGCCCTATGAGGGCGATGGTCTGGCCGCCGGCCCATTGCGTTACGTGCAGCAGGAACGCGAGCAACCCTTCGGCGGGATCGAACACCGTTGACGTGGCATCGGCACGCCCCTGATGCAGCAGGCCATTCGTCCAAAGGCCGTAGCTGCCAACGAGCGCCGCCGTCTCGGAAATCGACGCCTCAGCGTTCAGCGTGATGCTACCCATGTCGTTGGGCAGGTCATCAGTCGAATCGAGCGTCGTCCCCTCGGCGCGCCAAAACCAAGTCGGGTCGGCCCACGCCGGGCCCGCCAGCAGGCACAACAGGATGGCGACGCGCATCATTGCCGCCTGCCGATTTGGTCGCTCATGTCCGAGGTGATGTAGGCGCCGATGTTGATCGGGCCGTTTGTTCCGTTGCCGAGCAAGTCCAGGTAGTCGGTTGCCGCGTTCCGGTACGGCGACCCAGATTCCAGTCGGAAATCCCCATTCTCGGCATCCGCAAACAGCGGGTCGGTGTCGCCGAACAGCCCATGCTCGTCGCGCGGCGGCGTGTCGCCCTGCCAAGCCGAGACGCTGATCGAACTGCCCTCCGGGTCGCCGGCAAACTGTGTGTAGCCGCTGCAACCGTTGTAATCCCAACGGAGGCGGTCGGTGTGCGATCCGTCGGTGTACGTCCAGTTGCACGCATACACATTCACGTAGGCGTTGTTTCGAACAACGATGGTGCCATCGACGAAGCTCCCCTCCGGCCCTTGCGTGACGAAGCCACCGGGCTGCCATGTCCCGGACTCGTATCGGTATCCGTTGCCGACGGTGTTATTGACGAACGCAATGCCTGCCGGCTCGTTGGAGCCGTAGGACTTCGCCGCCAGCGCGATCTGCGCCCTGGTTACCACGTTCTGATACACCCGTACCCAATTCTCAGGATCGGTCTGGATCGGGTTCGAGACAACGATTCCGCCATTCGACTGATCCACGCGATTGTGGTGGATATCGATGTTGGCCACCTGGATGCCTTCTCGTTGGCCCTTGCTCCAGATCGCTGTCGGTAGCACCTCAAGCGTGTTGTGATGAATGCTGCCGTTCGCCGAGTTGAAGAGCATGATGCCCGTCGTGTTGTGCGGGGCGCCGCCGGTAAGGGCCGATCCAGTGGACGTGATGTAGCTGTCCGCCAATTCGAACCCGTCGACGAACTCAATGTGGACCACGCTACGGTTGCCGTCGGTGCCGAAATGGTCGCCCAGTATGTCGAGGTACATGCGCACCGCCGCCACGTTCTCGGATTCCCAGAATCCGACCAACGCCACCTCGCCGCTGCCGCCGCCGGCCTGAGTCTGCGGCGACCCCGAAAGCGACTCGATCACGAACCCGTCGAGCACGACGAACTCGCTCTGCCAGAACCCGATCAGTGTTCCGCCGCCCGTGCCGCGCGTCAGGCGAGTCGCGCGCGCGGGGTCGCCGGGATACTGCGCCTTGTGAACGACTCGTCGCGTCGCGCTGGCACCGCTGGCCGGGACGAGCGTCGGATACTTCTGTCCCGACGCGTTCGAGCCGTTGACGGTCAGCGTCCCCTGCAGCCACAGGACGACGCGGTCCTCGTCTTCCGACGACGCTGTGATCGCCAGCCCCTGAGTCGGGTTGTATGGATCCTCCAACGTGCCGGCGCCCTGTGATGTTTTCTCGGGATCGACGTATGCGTACGGCTCCAGCGCGTCCCACTCATACAACTGGCTCGGACCCGGACCAGGATCTGCCGCCACATACAACCGCGGGCCGCTCTGAGTGATTAGACCGGCAGAGGACACGACCGCCTGCATCACAAGTAGAGTGACGCAGACCAGCCGGAACAATGATTTCACGGCGCGCCCACTAGTCCTGTTGGGGTGTCACCCAATCGTCAGCTCGATCGTCACGTCGGTTGGTACGCCGGGTAGCACGTCGAGCACGATTTGCTTGCTCACCTGATTGCTCAGCGGGCTGTCGCCGGCGGCGTTGCGGGCCGACACGCGAGCGTAGAGCGTCTGACCGTTCTGGACCTGCATCGTGTGCTGCGTCGTGGTCTCGCCGGCAGCCAGCGTCAAGGTCGGTGCACCGGTCGGCTGATCCGGGATCGGGCTTGTGTCGATCCATACGTGTACCGCCTGCAGTTGGGCATTGCCTGTGAGCGGCAGGTCGCAGACCGGCGGCTCGACGCCAACCAAGCAGCCGGTCGTCGGCAGTGTCCAGCGCAAGGTCAGCTTGCCCGGGACGGTCTGCGCCAGCGCCACGCCTGCGCACAGCAGGCACAGCACGACCAACGCGCCGTAGAAGGCGACAGGATTGCGGGTCATGCAAAGCTCCGAATAGGTGGCCGCGACACGCCCGGTGGTCAGGTGACTTCGTGGGGATGTTGGCGAGCGCGGCCAAAAACGAAAACCCCGCCGAGCTTTCGCCGGGCAGGGTTCGGAAGGACAGTATGTGACTCTGAACCTGTATATATCCTTTCTGTGACGGAAAGGCAATATCAATCAACAGGCAGCCCGGCGAGCTTTCGGCGCGCTCGGCTCACCCGCTTTCGCAGCGCCTCTTCCGTGATCCCCGCCTTCCGGCACTTGTGCTCGATCGGCCAGAGCGTGCCGTCCGGCTTCACTCGGATCACGTACCAGATCCAGACCGCCTCGCGCTCGTACTCGGTCAACACCTGCAGCAGCCGAGCGTGCACCGCGTAGACCATGGGTGGCATGTCGAGGCACAGGATCTTGTGACCTGGCGAGCCGCCGCCTCGACCAGATCGCCATGCTTCCAGCGCGCTGACGCCAGGGTACCCCTCGAAGTCCATATGCTTCTCGACCCACCGGCCCCAGACGTTGAGCTCGTAGTTGATGCCCTGGAGTTCGTAGCGCTCGGCGTGCCGATCCAGTTTTGCGCTCATCACTTCCGCCATGTCACAGTCCCGCCGTACTGCCTCACCTGCTCCTCCAACTCGTGCCGCTTGCGCGCAACGGGATCGCGCCAGTACCAGTTAGCTAGGCGTTCCAGGAGAGCTTTGATTACCGCCATGGTGATTTCCCAGTTACCTTGATCGATCTGCCGTACTGCGCGCGGAAGTGTTTCGCCTTCCAGCGAAACATCGGCGTCTTGAATCCCTTCACGTCCTCGACGATCTGCTCGCCGTCCTCGACGTACATGAAATCCGCGATGTAGTAGCCGATCAGTTCGCCGTCGACGAGAAGTGGAAACTTCACCTGCTCCCGCAAATCGCTGATCTTCCCGGCGCGCTGCAGGAGCTTCAGTTCCTCGGCACGCATCGCCTCGGCCTTCGAGGCGTAGCCGTTGGTATGCTTCGCCCCGAACTTATTTGCCGGCTTGGCCTTCGCATTGCGGCCAATCAGCGCGGCGTACTGCTCCTCGGTAAGCCTCACCGCGCCACCCCATTGCACCGGCACTCGGCGTAAGACTTCGTACATGTGGGGCACCAGTCGGGATTGCGAGCAACTGGCGGAGGTTGGGCGGCTCGCTCCCTCAACGGCGACGGCTCAACACCGCCCTCGCGGCAGAATCGGATGATGTGCTTCCAGTCGGAATCTTTGCGCGCCTGTCGCATCGCCAGCAGCAGGCAGTTGCGCAGTGCTGATTCGCGATCTGCGGCAAGCTGCTTGTAGTGCGCGTTCTCGGCCATCACCACCGCATGGGCCGACTCGGTGCGGATCAGGTCGCGGCGTAGCTCCTCATTCTCAGCCACCCTCGCCTCTCGGGTGCCGACTTCGCGGGCGAGCTCGTCCCGGAGGTGCTGGATGTACGGGTCGATCTCTGATGCGTAGTAGATATCGTCCTGCACAGCCTCGCACCACACAGGCCAAGGTGCATCATCCACATCCTTTGTCGGGAGTTGGTCGGTCATGCCGCGGATCCCCAGCGAATCTTCGGCTCTGTCGGATGCGCGTCGATCCGCGGGCGTGATCGGCGCGACCAACTCCCGCCGCCCGTTTCCGCTTCTGCCTCAAACCCAGCTGCCCGCAGGCTCGCGCCACCCTCAGAGGGCAGCGTGTAGCTGATCGTTCGCGTGTAGCCCATCTGTTGCGCTATGCGCCGGCATCGCGCGTACAGCATTGAGCAACCATTTCTCACGCCCGGTAGAACGCAGACACGGACAACCTCGCAATACCCCTTTCGCTGAAGGATTCTTGAGACGGGCCGGCCGGCAATGGCTACGCCTACGAGTTCACCGGAGCGCATGAGTGCAATCGCCCACAGTCCGCCTTGTGGCATATCGTGGTGCCGGTGATGCTCCTGAACGAATGCCCGCGCTTGGCGCAGCGTTACAGGCCGGATACTCAGATCCTTTGTCGTGCGCTGCTCGCTCATGTTGTTTGTTCCACGTGGCACTCTTTCGAATGTTTCTTGGCTTGATACATAGCCCGTTGCTTCGCCAGCTTTTCCCGATGCATCTCGCACATCGCCTTCACGATCTCTTTGTCAAAGCCAGAGTCGATGTGCTTGCCTTGCGGTGAGTACGCGTTGTAGTAGGCGCGGCCGTTGGGGCCGTAAGCCCAGGTGATCTTGTAGCCGTGCTCATTAGTGGCTTCGCGCTT